CTCATCTCGTAGGGAAGTCGGTTCAAGAGTTTCTTCGGCTGCTTCGACAGCATCCTCAGATTCTTCCGAACCAAATACCGGAAAACTTCGATAGAATTCGAAGCCTGCGCGGCGAAGCCGAGAACGTCCTCAGTCTTAGAAGACATTGCTAGAGCTTTTAAATTTACCTTCTTGACATTCTTTCCGTCAAAAAAGACCGTAGAGTTGATCTCTGCGTAATGTTCATCCACCATTGTCTTTTCTAGATTAGGCGTAAGCCCTACCAGTCGACCGTGGTGAACAATTCGGTCTAAGAAGGTCGTGGATCCGCTTTCCACTTTTTTCGGTTCGCGGGTGAGTAGATCGTCTCCATTGATTATGACCTTATGCTCTGAATAATATTTACCCAGGTCCAAATCGGACAAAGCTAGATCGGTTACAATCTTATTCACCAAACAAAGCATAGGGAAGGACATCACAGATCCCATCGGTTGCCCGGTGATCATCTCTGGAACTTCCTCTTTCGTATCCCCTGCTCCGCCAACCCTTAAAGAACCTAAAACGTCAAGTGCAAGGCACTCATCGTCTGTGAGTTTAGGTTCGGCACGCTCCTTTAGTACAGATATAATTTGCTTTACATACGACGAGCGTATGTTATCTGTTGCGGACTTGTAGTCGACAGAAACATAAGGGCCGGCACCGTTCAGCCCGTCTATGGCAGTTTCCTTAATGTCTCCCACGAGGAGCCACGAGTTTCTTTGGAGGGTCTTATAAAGACTTAGATGGAGAGGGGTAAGTACACGGGTGTTCCACTCAGAGTAGAGCGTAACAATTCTCGCTTTACCTGCTGTTACCACCTGAGCGGCACGACAGATAGGAGAGTACTCCTCCTCATTCCAATTACCTCCGTCCCCTCGGGAGTTATTCAAAGTGGCATGGCCATTCGGAATAAAGGGGTATTCGTGTTTGTTCCACCCGGTCGGGATGTTAATCATCGCATGACGTCTGAATAAATTCAGGTGCTCATAATCAATCTCGACCGGAGCCATCCTTGCCTCGATCCATTCGGTCATTTCTTTCCG